ATAATATGGCTTAACAACAAAGGAGTGAGTGATGAAAGCACACAATTTTGTAAGCAAATATGCTACCTCAAATGGCAGCAAAGCAATAGTGCCATACGACAAAGTAAAAGCAACCGAAAAATGGGTGGAGTATGCACTAGATGTCAAAGACATGCAATCAGAGATGATGAGCACACGAGATTTTAAATTAAAATGGCAACTCATGGATGCACTAGAGGTAGTCGAGCGTAAAAAAGCATACATGTATCGGCACAAAAACTTCAACATCAACCGAGCCCTGCATTTGTTTGATTTAGTAAAAGACTTGCCAAAACAAACTGCTTGACTAACAATTTCCAATCTGCTATAATTACATATAATTTAAAGGAGCCCACATGAACGCCACACGAATTGCTGTCAAGCCATTGAACCCACGCAGTCCAGATACCAAATACACAGGGCTGGAACCCGCATGGCGGGTGCAACCCACAGACGATCGCACCAGCCAACTCAGTGCTGCCTTTAGCTGGTACAATTACTTTTATGGCAAAAAAGATGCACGTGAAATGCTGGTGGCATACTTGGAAAGTCATGGACGTAAAACAGATGTTCGTGCTCTCAAAGGAGTGCCAGACTCAGCAGTTCGACTGACCACTGCATGGTTGTGCCGCATGAGCATGGTGGGACTGGAACTCACAGACACTGAAACAGTGCGCCTGGAAGGCTATATCCAAGAAATATTAACTGCACGTGAACCTGAAGTGGTGGTGGCAGAAGCCGCACCTGTGGTGGCCAAGCCCAACATTCAGGATCGATTGCGTGAAAAAGTTAGTGAATGCGCCGGTGAACTAGACGGCATGTTTGATGAGTTTGTGACAGCTGGTGCCAAAATGTCAGCAGACTACAAGCCTATCATGGTGATCCGTGGTCTGAATATAGCACCGCAAATGATTTCAGACATTGCCAACTTGTGGAAGCACAAACTTGCAGAGTTTGAAACTGTGATTGAAGGCAAGGATGCACAGTTGGTCGAAGGCTACGGCAACTTCAGCAAAATTCAAATGCGTAATCTTGTGAAGTTCTGCGAATCGGTTATAAATGACTGCGGTGCGTATGTGCAGATCAAGAAAGTGGAACGCAAGCCACGCAAGGTCAAGTCAGTGCCACCTGAGAAACGTGCCGCAAAATTCAAAGTGCTCATGGACTTTGTGGAGCTCAAGCTCAAAGGGTTGCCGGCTGCAAGTCTTGTGGACAAAGCAGAAGCCTGGTTGTACGACACCAAAAAGCGCAAGTTGATCCACCTTGTGGCTGACAGCCACACACAGGCATTCACTGTCAAAAGCAACAGCATCATTGGTTTCAGCACCATTGAGACCATGCAGAAAACTGTGCGTAAGCCAGCAGATGTTGTTCGAGCAGTGCAAGCCGCAGGCAAGCCGGCGGCACGTAAGATCTACAAGGACCTGACCACAACAGAAACAGCGTTTAACGGACGCGGAACAGAGAATCTGATGGTGCTCAAGGCCTGGTAAGTAATGAATGCTCCAAGATACCAGATATGTATTAGACAAGGTTGAATTTTACATCACGAATGTTTGCAATTTAAATTGTGATCAGTGTAATCGATTTAATGATTATAAATTTGCTGGATGGCAACGATGGAGCGATTACGAGGCAGTTCACCGACGGTGGGCTGACCTTATTGATATCAAGCAAATAGTGATCCTTGGTGGTGAACCCTTGCTGAATCCTTCTATAAATGAATGGATCAGAGGACTGTCAGACATATGGAAAAGACCAGTGCAAGTTCTAACCAATGGCACACGGTTGAATCACACACCTGGACTGTATGAAGCACTGCTGTCTTGGCACACTGATCCCGCAGTATTTAAACACTGGATTGGTGTCAGTGTTCACAACAATGAAGACCTGGATTTTTACATACAGGAAGCCAAAAAATTTCTTTGTGAACCTATTCAAATGCTCACTGACAAACAAGAGACTGATCAAGAAAAATCAACACTTGGTGCTGATTTGGCACTGCTGGACGCAAATGGGGTTAGGGTGTGTTTTTGGATTCAAGACAATTTTTACAATGCCGCAGTTACCAAAAACTCCATTGGAGAGTTGACTTTATTTAACAATGACCCTGAACTTGCACACCGGCACTGCGGGTTTGTGCAATGGAAAAATTACCATTTTATCCGTGGCACACTGAACAAATGCGGACCCGCACCGTTGTTTCCTGAGTTTGATCGCCAGCATCCATTGGCAATCAGCGACGCTGATCGTGAACTGATCAATGCATATCAGCCGTATACTGTAGATCAAGTAGAACAGCAAGGTACAGATATTTTGAAAAAAATTGACGAAGTTTTGCCACAATGCAAGTTTTGCCCGGTGCCTGCAGACATGAAGTACCGACAAATCCATGCTACACTTAAAAATAAAACCATTCCCATATCTCAAATTAGGGCAAATGAACTGCAGGAATTGCAATAAATACAGCAACCGGAGTTCTCAATGGCTGAACAGCAACAACAATCACTGCCCACACTGAAGCAAAATTTAATTGAATATGTTAAACTCCAACTGGGCGATCAAATCATTGACATTGAATTAGATCCAGCACACTACGAAGCAGCATATCAAAAGACCGTCGGCACTTACCGCCAACGTGCAAATGCTGCATATGAAGAGAGTTACAGTTTCATGCAGTTGGTCCAAGATGTCAACATCTATGAACTGCCCCAAGAAGTCATAAGTGTACGTCAGATATTTCGCAGAACATTTGGTGACAGTTCGGGACCGTTTGCGTCAAACTTTGATCCATTTGCACAGGCCTCGCTCAACGTGTACCTTATGAATTTTAACGTGGCTGGGGGCCTGGCCACTTACGACTTCTACAGCCAGTATGTAGAATTGGCCGGACGTATGTTTGGTGCCTACATGAACTACACATACAATCCTGTGACAAAGAAACTGCAACTGATCCGTGACCCCAAAGGGTCAGGCGAAACTGTGTTGTTGTGGAGTTACAATTTAAAACCTGAATTCAACCTGTTGAGTGACTATCAAATATCACAGTGGATCCGGGACTACATGGTGGCCAACTGCAAACTGATCATTGGTGAAGCACGTGAAAAGTTTGGCACTATAGCTGGACCACAAGGTGGCGGTAGTCTAAATGGCGCTGCCATGAAGTCTGAAGCCAAGGTAGAAATGGACAGTCTAATTGAACAACTCAAAATGTATGTGGATGGAAGTCAGCCACTTACATTTGTTATTGGGTAAACTCCTCACACTTTTCATTAAAATTGTGCTATAATCCTTGTACACAAGTACCGGGAGAATCAAATTGGATCTCATGATTGACATTGAAGGTTTGGCCACAGACCCTGAAGCAACAATATTAACCATTGCAGCTCAGGCATTTGATCCTGTTGGCACCGGCTATTACCAGCAACAATATTATGCTCGAGTAGACCTGGAAAGTCAAGAAACCCGTACCATTGAACAAGGCACCATAAACTGGTGGGCCACACAAGGTGCCGCACAAGCAGAAGCTTTTGCAGAAGATGGCCGTATACCCTTGGATCAGGCCCTGGACGAACTGCATCGATTGTGCTGGAAGTGCAATCGTATTTGGATGAATGGGCCGACGTATGATGCCAACATCCTGGAGCATGCCTACAAGAGTTACGGTAAACCCCTGCCTTGGCAATATTATAAGATCCGTGATGCGCGAACGGTATATAGTTTGTGGCCAGGGTTGCCCCGCCCGCCTACCAGTCATCATGCACTGGAAGACTGCCGCAGACAAATTGACATGTTGCAAGCAACTCTGACACATTTAAATGTAAAAGAACTAAAGTAATATCTTATCCTGGACATATTAGACTAAATAAAGTATGTTTGATGATAACAAATATACAAAATATTATAATAATATAATCGTAAAAGCTTCATCTCGTAAATTAGATGGATATACAGAAAAGCACCACATTATACCGAGGTGTATGGGCGGAAGTAATGCCAAATATAACCTGGTTATCTTGACCGCAAAAGAGCATTTTATATGCCACTTGCTGCTAACAAAAATGCTTGCCGGCCCTTTAAAATATAAGATGGTCAAAGCGTCGATGATGATGGCTAATCAAATTGGCCCAGGGCAACAGCGATACAAAACCACAAGTAGGATTTACGAAATTTTAAAAACATCGTTACCACCTATGCCAGACGAAACCAGGTCGAAAATGAGTCAATCACAAAAAGAAAGATTTAAAGATAGAGATGGAACATTTTTGAACAGAACACATTCTGAAGAAACAAAAGAAAAAATGAGACAGTCTAGACTAGGCAAAAAAGACTCTCCTGAAGTTAAACTTATAAAATCTATAGCAGGAAAAAATAAACCCCCAGTCACTGATAAAACTAGAAAAAAGTTAAGTATTGCCAATAAGGGTCGCCCAGGGCTAACAGGAGAAAAAAATGGTTTTTTTGGTAAACACCACTCACTAGAACAACGCCAAAAAAAACGTGAAGAAAAACTCAATTCTACTAGACAACAATGTCCTCATTGTAGTAAACTAGTTGATCCAATGAACTATGCAAGATGGCATGGTGACAAATGTAAATTCAAAGGACAATAAGTGGCAATTATAGCATTATGTGGTTTTATTTCAAGTGGCAAAGATACCGTTGCGGACTATCTAGTAAATTTACATCATTTTCGTAGAGAAAGTTTTGCCAACACACTCAAAGATGCTGTGAGCGCAGTGTTTGGTTGGGACAGAACCATGCTAGAAGGTCATAGTAAGGAAAGTCGTGCCTGGAGAGAAACGCCAGATCCATGGTGGACCAATCGATTAGGTATAGTAATTACTCCTCGTTGGGTTTTGCAAAACTGGGGTACTGAAGTATGCCGCAACGGATTTCACGATGATATCTGGATTGCCAGCCTAGAAAACAAACTGCGCAACAGCACAGATGATGTTGTGATCAGTGACTGCAGATTTCCCAACGAAATTGCTGCCATTAAACAAGCAGGCGGAATAGTGGTACGTGTGGTGCGCGGCGCCGAACCTGAGTGGTACAATGCGGCTGCGAGCCAAAACCGCGGACCCAATGGCAACAGCACCTGGGCACTGAGTGGGCGCCAACTAGAACAACTGGGCGTACATGCATCAGAAACCGCCTGGGTGGGCACTAAATTTGACGTGGTGCTGGACAACAACAGCACCCTAGACGACCTATATCAGCAGATTATGCGTCTGGTTCTAAGTCCCCGGGACGCCAGATAACTTCTGTTCGTGAAATTTCTTCCACACAGTTTCTGCAAACTGTGCGAAGGTTTTTTAATGCAGCATTGTCGAGATCCCCATCAACATGATACACCAATAATTGACTTGTTAGTCTGGCCCTAAACCCACATCGATCACATGTGGGTTTTTTCTTGTAACCACTGCTTTGCCACCTGGGCACAGGAGGTTTTAGTTTTTTGTTTTTTCTAAGACAAGCTGTACATCGAGAGTGATAGTATACTCGATCATATTTGTGATAGGCAATAGCCCTTGGTCTAACATTGCACACTTTGCACATGGGTCTCATATGGGTATTTAGCTTGTGGTCCTATATATAGGCCGCCGTAAAACACCTTTTTTTGCATATACCCATAAATATCGGTAACTTGAAAAGGAATCAACCATGGCACTAACATCACCAGGCGTAGAAGTAACAATAATTGACGAGAGTCAGTACATCCCTTCTGCGGTAAACACAGTCCCTTATTTTTTAATCGCCACCGCACAGAACAAAGCTGATGCAGCTGGCGTTGGTGTTGCAGCCGGTACAACCGCTGCCAACGCAAACAAAACTTATCTCATCACCAGTCAACGTGATTTGGCAGCAACATTTGGCGTGCCATTTTTCTACAACACCACAACTGGTACTCCAATTAATGGATACGAGCTCAACGAATATGGTTTGTTGGCAGCATACAGTTCATTGGGTGTCACAAACCGTGCTTACATACAGCGTGTTGACATTGATTTGACTGAGCTCACAGCCAGCTTGAGTCGCCCTGTGGGCAGTGCCGACAATGGTACATACTGGTTAGATACCAGCACCACCACCTGGGGAGTATTCCAATGGAATCAAACCACTGGCGTATTTACAAACCAAGTTCCTATTGTGATTACTGATACTGCTGATGTTGAGGATTACGATGGTGGTGACTACACCCCACTATCTACAGTTGGCAGCATTGGTGACTATGCAGTTAGTGCAGTGAGTCTTGAGAATCCTATGTATTACAAGAACACGGACAATGACTGGGTATTTGTGGGCAGCGATGACTGGAAACTGTCATGGTCCACCATACAAGGCACAGTAAGCAACCCCAACTTGACTGGCGACCTTGGTTACAACATGTACATCAATGGCAACCTGGTGGCAGTACCGGCTGGCGAAACAGTCAGCGCATTCAGCACAACAATCAACGCTGCATTGCCTTACGGCACATATGGATTTTACACCGAGGTTGTGGATGGCAAGTTAACTTTCTATGCAGACTCCACAGCCACCAGTGATGGCTCTAGTGCTGATGGTGGTATTGTTAACATTGAAGTAGGACCAAACAATGGTACTGCATTATTGACATCACTGGGCATCAGTGCCGGTACTTACCTAACACCTGCTTATTTCCCAGGTTACAGTTATCAAGCGCCACGTTGGGGTACATCACAAGCAAGTCCTCATCCCACAGGCAGTGTGTGGCAAAACATCAGTGCTGCCAACAACGGCATGAGTCTAAAAATTAAAACGTACAGTAGTGCATTGGACGTTTTCTTGTCACAAACAACCAACGTATACAGCGATGATGCTGCTGCTATCTATGCAATTGATCCTTCAGGTGGTGGTAAAAATATCACAGTGGGCACAACCTATGCAGTATACAACGCCATGTCATTGGATTGGAATCCGTCGAGCGCATTCCAAATTTTTGAAAGAATAGCCCTGGGCGCAACTGTTGTAACTGGCAGCACAGTGAATCCCACATTTACCAACGGTGATGAGTTTGAT